CGGCCAGCTTCGCCAGGCCATCCGCGTCTATGAAATGCGCGGAGTGGACGAGCTCTGCCTGCTCGATGTTGCCGCCACGCCCAACGGCGCCGGGCCCAACATCGACTTCGTCCGCGAGTTCGCCGGCGAGCTGTTCTGTCCCGTCTGCGTCGGCGGCGGCGTCTCCACGCTTGAGCATTTCCGTTCTCTGCTAGGCGCGGGGGCCGACAAGGTTGCCATCAACACCGCCGCGCATGAAACGCCAGGCCTCATCGATGCTGCCGCCAAGAAATTCGGCCGCCAAGCCGTTGTCGTGTCGATCGATGTCCGAGATCGGCAAGCTGCAACGCGATGCGGCCAATATCAGACGGGACGCGATCCTGTCGCCTTCGCAAAAGAGGTCGAAAGCCGCGGCGCGGGAGAAATCCTCCTTAACCGGATCGAGCGTGACGGCACGCTGCAAGGCTATGATCTCGACCTGGTGGAAAGCGTTGCGCAAGCAGTCTCCATTCCCGTGATCGCCTGCGGGGGAGCTGGAACGTACGAGCATTTCATGGAAGCATTGGACGCCGGCGCCCACGCGGTCGCCGCGTCAGCAATCTTCGCGTTCACAGATAGCACCCCGAAGGGCGCTGCGCAGTATCTCGCAGCCCACGGGCACCACGTCAGGCAAGCCGCATGACCGCCCAGTTCAAGGACATCTTCGCCGACCAGGGCTACCTGCACCTGAAGCACTACTTCGACATGCACTGCCTCGAGCTCTTCGAGAAGCGGATCGTCGACCTCTACTGCATGCAGGCGCGCAAGATCGGGGAATACCGCAGCCTCGCCGACGACGTGCTCGAGGGCCGCGCCAACATCCGCGCGCTGTTCCATGCGATGGAGGAGAAAGACAAGACGGCGCTCTACGAGGTGCAGAAGTTCCTGCCCAACTGTCGGCGCATCCGCGAACTCTTCGACACCAAGTTCATCGAGATTTGCGCCTCGCTCTTTGGCGGCAATCCCGACACGACGCTGATCGAAGGCCCCGCGCTCTTTGAGAACATGCCGCGCTCGCAACGGCTGCTCTACAAGTGGCACAGCGAGGCCCACTACTACTCAAAGCGCCGCCGCTTCATCAACTGCTGGCTCCCGGTGTTCGGCAAGCGCACGGTCGAGAACGGCGCCATGACCATCATGCCGAAGTCGCATAAGAAGACTTGGGATAGCGCCTCGTTTGCCGAATACGTCGGCTACAACAAGGACACCGAGAACAACAAGAACACGTTCAAGCAGTACGAGATTCCGGCGAACTTCCTGGAGAACTACGAGGCCTACGACTGCGTCTCCGAGCGCGGCGATCTGATCCTCTTTGACCGCAACCTCGTCCACACCTCCAACGCCAACACATCGAGCGAGATTTCCTTCGCCGTCGTGGTGCGCGTGTGGGATCCGACCGACGACTTGACGCTATCCGGCAACATGGAAGCCACGGCCTACGGCGGCAACATCGGTCGCGCCGACCTCATGGTGGCGCCATGACCAAGCCTCTGCGCGACTTTCACGAGTTCCTGCTCTGGTTCGACGGCTACTGCGAGAACATCGAAGCCGCTCCGACCGACAAGCAATGGGCTCGCATCAAGGCAGCGGTGGATTCGATCCGCGAGCCAGCGGCCGCCCAGCCCCCAGCACCCACTGGCATCCCCAATCCGCCACCCGCTGCCGATCCAGGAATGCTCAAGAGGCTCGCGGACCTGAAAGCGGCAGGCAAGTCGGCTGCGGCCCCAGGCGGCCAGGCGATGAGCGCCGGCGTCTAGCACAACACGCATGCGCAGCATAGGCGACAGCGCTCGATAGCGCGTCGCCGTCAACCCATTGTCCCGCGTACCCATCCGGCCCTCTCCGGCCCAGATACAATTCCAAGCAAACGGAGCACACCCCTATGGCTCTCTCCTTCCACTCCATCTATTCGCGCAAGCTCGGCGTCGATCGCTCGGGTTACATCACTGGCGAAACCGGCATCAAGATGCCCCAGGTCTACGTCGGTGCGCAGGGTTCAGAAGTCGCGATCTACGGCTCGACATCCATCCAGACGCTGTCGTCGGCTGCGGGCTCGACCGCTACGCAGATCACCGCCGGCGGCGTTACCCAGCTCAACTCCTCGGGCGCGCTGACGTGGACGATGGCGCCCCCGATCGCCGGCCTGCGCAAAACGATCGTCCAGGTCTCGACCGCGGCGTCGGGTGCCCTGACCGTGCGGCTCTCGACCTCGCTTGGCGGCAACTTCGTCTCCACGCTCGGCTCGAGCTTCCAGGCCATCGCTCTGCTCTCGCAGTGGACGGCCGTGACCCTGACCGGTCTTTCGACCTCCTACTGGCTGGTGACGACGAACACCTCGTCCGCGGCCATGACGACTTAACCCCAAACCTCCACAAGGGTCTCAATGACCAAGAAGATCGCACTCATAGGGTCAGCGCCATCAAGCGTGACGCTGGCCCCTTTTACCGACGATAGCTGGACCATCTGGGGCTGCAGCCCTGGCGCCTACCCGCATATCAAGCGCTGCGATCGCTTCTTTGAGTTGCACCGCAGGGAGCCCGGCAAGCCCTGGTTTGCACGCGAGTACGTGGAGTTCCTGGCGAATCTCAAGTGCCCCGTCACCGTGGTCGAGCCGTGGCCGGAACTCCCGACCTATTCGCTGCTCCCCAAGGACGAGCTGATCCGCAAGTTCGGGCCCTACGTGTTCAAGTCCTCGCTGTCGTGGATGATGGCTATGGCGGTGATGGAAGGGGCTACCGAGATCGGTCTCTGGGGCGTCGATATGGCAGCGCGCGAGGAGTGGCAATTCCAGCGCACCGCGCTCCAATGCCTCATGTGGCGCATCCAGGAAGAGCCCTACAACTGCTCCGTCACGCTGCCCCCTGAGTCCGATCTGTGGATGCCGGGCGGTCTCTACGGCCTGCAGGAAGTCGACCCCCACCACATCAAGGTTCTGAAGCGCCGCGACGAGCTCGAGGACCGACGCAAGGTGGCACGCCACAATCTCGGCATTGCCCAGAGAGAAGCCGATTTCCTCGACGGCGCTTACGACGACAACGAGTACCACCTGATGACGTGGGTGACGGACCCCATCGCCCGAGAGATGGCGATCAAGGGCCCGACGAAGGCGCTTCCCGCGCCAGTCGCGCCGGCGGAGCCAACGGCCTTTGCTCCAGGCCATGGCGAGCCCGAACCGAATTGGGAGGAATGGGAGCCAAAGCCCCAGCCTATGCCAGCACCCACCAAGCGCCCCCGCCGCTCGCGCAAGAACGGCAACGGTCAGCTTCAGGCAGCGGAGTAAGGCGTCATGGGGAAGAAGAAGGCAACGGGGCGCCCTTCGAGCTACAACTCAGACCTCGCCGCTGACATCTGCGTGTGGATCGCGGAAGGCAAGTCGCTGCGGGAGTTCTGCCGCAAGGAAGGCAATCCCAGTCAGTCGATGATCTTCCGTTGGCTGCAGGAGAACGAAGTCTTTCGGGAGCAGTATTGTCGCGCGCGACAGGACCAAGCCGACACGTTTGTCGACGAGATCATGGAAATCGCCGACGATGCCACCAACGATTACATGATGCGGCTGAGTAAGGACGGCGAAACCGTAGCAAAGGTGGTCGATCAGGACCACATTGCTCGCTCGCGACTTCGTATCGATGCCCGGAAATGGGCGGCGGCCAAACAGGCACCAAGGAAATACTCAGACAAGGTCGTCACCGAGCACACCGGCAAGGACGGCGGCCCCATTCAGACCGAAGAGATCGATTTGTCGGAGGCCGAGCGCGCCCGTCGCATCGCCTTCATCCTGCAGCGCGGCCTCGCACCAGAGGAAGCCAGTCAGTGAGATCGGCAACTGAGCTTCTGGGCCAGTTCGTCGAGATTGCCAAGAAGCTGCCACCCGACGAATTGAAGGCACTCGACGCCGAGATCATCGCACAGACCAAGGGCGTGCGCTGGTTTCCGAGCCCGGGCCCGCAGACGGATGCCTACTTCTCCAAGGCCGATGTGCTGCTCTATGGCGGCGAGCCGGGCGGCGGCAAGAGCCAGTTGATCCTGGGCCTTGCCTTCAACTGCCACGAGCGCTCACTCATCATGCGGCGCCAGTACGGTGACCTCGAGCGCCTGATCGAGGACGCGCTCAAGATCAACGGCTCACGCGAGGGCTTCAACGGCTCGCCTCCGCCGCGGCTGCGCATCTCCGACACGCAGATCATCAACTTCCGCGCCGCTCAGAGAGTGGGCGACGAGCAAGGCACGATGGGGCAGGGCCGCGACCTGCTAGGCATCGACGAGGCGACGCACTTTGCCGAGAGCCAGATCCGCTTCCTCATGGGCTGGGTGCGGACGGAAACGCCGGGCCAGCGCTGCCGCACGGTACTGGCGACGAACCCGCCGCTCACGGCCGAAGGCATGTGGGTGAACAAGATGTTTGCCCCCTGGCTCGACCCGAACTACCCGTTCCCCGCCAAGTTCGGCGAGCTGCGCTGGGTCATTTCCGACGAAGAGGGTAAGGACGAGTGGGTCGACGGCCCATACGCAGCTCGCGTCGTCGGCGGCAAGACGGTGCGGCCCATGTCGCGCACCTTCATTCCGGCCAAGGTCAGCGACAACCCCTACTACGCGGCCTCCGACTACGAGCGCCAGTTGCTGGCGATGCCCGAGCCCTACCGCTCGCAGTTGATGGGCGGCTTCAAGACAACCTTCAAGGACGCAGATTTCCAAGTTATTCCAACGTCTTGGCTGGATGCGGCACAAGCCCGCTGGAAACCGGAAGGCTTCCGCGACTTTGCCATGACGGCCATGGGCTTTGACCCGGCCGGGGGTGGCAAGGATGCCGCCGAACTCTGCTGGCGTCACGGCGGCTGGTACGCCCCGCTCATTTCGGCGAAGGGCGACGAGACCGCGGACGGCTCGGCGGCCGCGGCAACGGTCATCCGCTACCGCAGGGACAATGCCCCCGTCATCGTCGACGTCGGCGGCGGCTACGGCGGCGCGGTCAAACTTCGCCTCACCGACAACGGCATCGTGCACGTCGGCTTCAACGGTGCCGAGCGCTCCCTCAAGCGCACCAAGGACGGGCAACTGCACTTCGTCAACAAGCGCGCCGAGGCCTGGTGGAAATTCCGCGAGGAGCTCGATCCCGACCAGGAAGGCGGCTCCGTCATCGCGCTGCCGCCCGATCCGGAACTCAAAGCCGACCTCGCGGCTCCGACCTACCAAGTGGGCGCGCGCGGCCTACAGATCGAAGACAAGGACAGCTTGAGAAAGCGTCTCGGCCGCTCGCCTGGCAAAGGCGATGCGGTCGTCATGGCCATGGAAGCCGGCAACGTAGCGCAGCGCCGTTTGCGCGGGCAGACCGGCAAGCCCAGACAACAATTCGCCACACGCGATGAACGCCACGCTCGGGTGAGAAGGGTGACACGCTAGAATGTCCAAGGCCCGCGCGACCGAGCTCATCGACTTCGGCGACAAGCTCTTTTCCGATAAGCGCCCCCTCGACCTCTTGAACCAGGAAATCGCCGAGAACGTCTACCCCGAACGGGCGGATTTCACGCGCGAGCGCTACCTGGGGGAAAACTTCGCCGACCATTTGATGGACAGCTTTCCCATCCTCGCCCGGCGCGAATTGGGCAACTCGCTATCCGCCATTCTCAGGCCTCGCGATCGCGCCTGGTTCCGCACCTCCACGCTCAACAAGGAGCGCGACAACCAGCCGGATAACTCGCAGTTCCTTGAGTACATGACGGAAGTCATCAAGTCGGCGATCTACCACCCCAAGGCCAACTTCATAGCCGCCACCAAGACCGGCGACCACGACTTCGTCTCCTTCGGCAACGCCATCCTCTCGGTCGAAGAGGGCCCGACGCGGGACCATCTGTTC